GTATCAACCATGGAACAACCAGCATTCTCACCCTTCAAGGTACAGGACGCAGATTCAGTTGCTAAGTGGGGTATCAAAGAGGGTGCAAGGGTTGAAAGTGATTCAGTCACCAGTGTGGACGCCATGAATAACTTGGCTTCCCAATCGTTTGTCTTAGAGCCCTCGTTGGCTATGACAGTTACATCAGCTGGGAATGAAGACGTTGCTCTGGGTGAAAATTGGACAGTACAGATGCTTGAAAACGGGTTCCAGACTTCAGTTGAAGTGGTGAGCATTGTAAGAGCACCATTTGCGACAACAGCGGTACAGATTACGTTGAATAACACCCGCAAGAATTTTCTTGACGCCCAAAAGGTACAACAATCAGCAGTCAACACGGCAAAAAAGAATACAGGAACAATGGGTAACATGTGGGTTATCGGAAAGGTGGACAGCCAATGACATTAAATGGAATCGACATAAGCAATTGGCAGGCTGGTATTAACCTAAGTGCTGTCCCAGCTGATTTCGTCATCATTAAAGCCACCCAAGGAACCACCTATGTGTCACCCGAAGCTGATACGCAGTACCAAGGCGCTAAGTCAGCAGGCCGTTTGTTAGGTGTGTACCACTTTGCAACTGGTGATGGTGCTGTGGAAGAGGCAAAGTTCTTCCTTAGCAACGTTAAAGGATATCTCGGAGAGGCCGCCCTGTTCCTAGACTGGGAAGATGCTGTTGTAACGCAAGGAGTTGGTTACGCTAAGGCCTTTTTGGATTACGTGTACCAACAAACTGGAATCAGGCCACTGATTTACATGAGCAAGTCAGTCACAAACAGTTACGACTGGTCAACGGTGAGTGCAAATTATGGTCTCTGGGTCGCCCAATACGCAGATTCAAACTCCACTGGGTACCAAGATGCCCCTTGGACGGACGCTAATGGTTATGGCTCATGGAGTGGTCCAGCAATATTCCAATACGCTTCAACGGGGCGCCTAAGCGGCTATGATGGCAATCTGGATTTGGACAAGTTCTATGGTGACGCAATCGCATGGCACACCTTTGCTAAGTCGGACCATGTGACAACAGACCCTGAGCCAACACCAGAGCCACCTAAGAGCACACCAATCGTGCAATATGCTGACCCCGATGGAAATAAGGCTTATGCATATACACATTGGCAAGCTATTGAAGGTAAGCCTGACTTGAGCAAAGTGGTGTTGACCAGCCAAAATGGTACCAAGTATCAGTTGCAGGTTGACGATAAGGGAGCACTGACAACAAAGGTGGTGATTGAATGATTTTAGATTTACCTGGGCGTATTTCTGGAGCTGATGATGCAGCACAACAGATTTACCAAGCATTCTACGATGTGGGCATGATTACAGATGTGCCGGTACCAATGGAAACGCTGAACATTACAGAATACAACGAGCAAGCATTCTCAAATATTGGGAGTGCTTTAATTTTGCTCAAAAACAACCTCAATCGACTTGTGGACATCTTCAATGAGTATCATTTTGTCGATATGGAGGGCATACAGGCTAAAGGACATGGATATTGGGGAAGCAATCTAAGTGGTTTGGGGGAATCTTATGATGATTTCAATGGCCACTTGGTTGCTATGGAAAATACATTGCAAAACATGGTTGAGATCATGATTCTCAACGGTTTAATCGAAAGGAATTAAGAAAATATGGCTACACAAGCACAATCACAGGGTCGCTATGCCGTTATTAACACGTTGCTGGACACGACAGACGTGACGTTGATTGACTCACTCTCAGGACGCCAAGGTGACAATGGACGTATCGTTTACTTTGCTATCAAGGACGGCAACTTGCCACACAACTTAGATGGTCAAAACGTTGTTCTTACTGCAAAGGATTCAGCAGGTAAGGTTAAGCAAATTTCTGGGGTAAACGACATGATTTCAGCCACTGGAGGGTTGTTCTCAATGCTAATCCCAGGAGAGATGTACCAATCAGCTGGTGACATTGAAGATGCTTACATCAGTGTTCAAGATGGTGCTGGTACGGTTATCAGCTCGATCCCAGTAACATTCACGGTACTGGCTAACAACATTCTGTTCACGGCTAACGCTTCAAAGGACTATATCGATTCAGTACAAAAGGCTGTTGATGAAGCGAACTCACGTATCAGTGGTTTGAATGACAATATCAAGGCACAACAACTTGCTTACGAAACTTTGAAAACTTCAGTTGATACTCTGGCAGCGCAAGTTAACTCCAATCAAGTAGCTTTGCTAAACGTTGCAAATCACTTCACTGATACAGCTACGTTCGACAAGGGTATCGTCACACCTAAGTTCAAGGCTGATTCAGTGAAGGCGCAACAGTCACATGACGGAAACACTTGGCACGATTTGGCAGACGATGATGCCGTTGTACACAATACCGGTGACGAAGTTCTTGCAGGTGATAAGACGTTCACAGGTAACACCACTTTTTCAAGTATCAAGTCATCTAACGTAAAGACAGGCAGTGTTAAGCTGGGTGGGTTAACACTCAGTTTCCAACAAACAGCAGTCGGAGTAAATTTGTACATGGACGGATCATGGAGCGGAGCATTCGGAATGGATGATTCATACACAAATGGTGCGTCTGTACCTAACAATATTAACAACCCACTTCAGAATGTTGTTTTAACTATCATAGGTAACGGCGGAATTCCTAATGTCACGACCAATGCCTCATTCAAACTTGAAGTGTTGGTATGTCCAGATGGTGTTATTAAGTATCGTGCTAAAAACCTTCGAGATAATGATGCAACGGTTCGTAATTCATCAATCATTGGGGCAGATTCTACATTTTATGCAATTGGATAGAATTGAGGTGCAATTATGGGATTTTTTCCACACGATTTAGTGGGCTGGCTCACAGTTCTAGGAAGCCTAAGTGCCGCAATGTGGTTCGTAATCAAGATGACCTTTGTCAAAGCAATCGACAACTTGAATGAAACAATTGCCGGTTTGAAGGACACTTTGAAAGGCTATGATTCACGCATTGATGACCACGAGAAGCGTATATCAATAATCGAAGATTGGAGGGAACATCACGATGACAATGAATAACTTAATAACCCTTGCAGAAGCGCTATGGCAGTCAGGTATTGCTCCAGCGCTTTTAATTTTGGCCATTGGTTGGCTATCAGCACTATTTGCCCGCAATAAGAGGCTCACAGCCTTGTTAAGCATTGCAGAAGAAGTGGTTAAGTGGTCTGAGGTGACCTTTGACGGTGGCCAAACACAAAAGGCTCAATCCATCAAGATGATTACAGATTATCTGATGAAGGCCGACAAGGCTCATCTGTTCACTGCTAAGCAGATTGATGAAGCGATCGAATGGGCTGTCAAAGAGATGAAGAAAGGAACACTTAAATGAAAACAGTAAAGATTCTGGGCGACATCCTAAACAAGGTGGCCGATACATCAACTATCTTTGATTTCCGGCTCTGGAATGGAGGTCAGGCACAAGATGTTACTGGTAAGGCTGTGTCGTTCGTGATTGCCAATGATTCTGGCTATCTATTCGATGTACCAGCTGTGGTTGATGGTAACGTGATTTCGTTGGATTTCTCTAATGAACTATTAAAGCAATTGACGCCTGACACGTACCATATGGAAGTATCTGTTGCCGATAAGAACGGTGATGTTGAGGTATACCCATCAGAGGGAACAGTTGACTTCACGGTGGGCAAGAACCTCCATGGTACACAGGGGAAGCTAGTCCCGCAAATAACCTTTGATGTGGTTTTGGCTTCTGTTGATGAGAAGATTACTGAATACACAAAGACAATTGTAAAGGGAGATAAGGGAGATACTGGTCCACAGGGAGAACCTGGCCCTATTGGTGAACAAGGCCCTAAGGGAGACAAAGGAGATATTGGTCCTACTGGTGCTACTGGTCCACAAGGACCTCAAGGTATTCAAGGACCACAAGGGCCTAAGGGAGACACGGGACCAGTTGGCCCTCAGGGGCCTAAGGGTGATATGGGTCTATCTAAGATAGACGCTGATAGCACGTACGTAAAAAAGTCTGGAGACACAATGATGGGTGGCCTTACGGGCGGGCAAGTATTGCTACCTGATACAGGAGATTTGAATACTTTAACTGCAACTGGAAAATATGTTCAAACGAGCAATATAAACGCTTCTGGTTGGACTAATAGGCCTTCAAGCGCTCCGGCGACTGCTTTTTCTATTGATGTAATTGGCACGACTGATAATTCTACGGTTACACAAGTCTATTACGCCAACGTAACAATCCGAATGTGGGTTCGCACGTTGGTTCCTACTGGAACGTATACACAATGGACTGAACTTGCTAACGATGCCAACGTTGTACACAAGACTACCAATGAAACGATTGCAGGCGACAAGACGTTCACTGGAAAGTTTATTGTATCTCAACCAACAATCAAAACAACGGTTGTAAACCACAGCAGCGGACTTGTGTTCAATTTTTCAAGGACTGTTGAGGGTGTTGTAACCGTAACCACTTCCACAACCAAGCCAACAACAAATGTTGGTCCCGGTTGGCTTACGAACGTAGCGCCAAATGGCTTTAAGCCAAACGGTAATATCGACATTCCTTATATCCGAATGCTGTCAGCACAGTTCCCGTTTGCAACATTTGCAATCGATGGCCAAGTGTACTTGAACAATACCATTACGCCTTCGCAAGCGCCTGACATTACCGGAACATACATCACTAATGACGTATGGCCGGTTTAAAATTAAAGAAAGTGATTGATGATGAAAACCTAACGCCAATGATAATTATGGAGTTTGTGCGTTGCTTCTACGACGTGCAACGACCACGATTACAAAAGCTTGATGCATATTCCCCTGTATGGAAGAAAGCTATCAAGGAAAAGTTAGCTAACTTGTAACTAAGGATAGGACACAACTATTCACTGCTAAGCAGATTGATGAAGTTATCTAAGCTACAGTGAAAGATATGAAAGGAAATGAAAAAAATGACAGTAACAGTAAGTTTTAACGCACCACAAATTCAGGTAAGTAACAGTAGTACGGGTATTCAACTATCACAGGTAATCTTGCCTTATTCAATTCGTAACTCAGAAGATTCCACTCAATACCTAGGTGGTCAGATGACGCTAGGACAATCCGATGGAATCAAGTTGACTGACAACACGAAGGACTGGGAGCGTCTTGGCTTGTCAAAGATTAAGAACATGGTGGCTGATGCAGAAATCTATGTGCCAGATCCAATCGTTGAGGCTCCAGCAAGTTCAGCATCTGCAGTAGCAAGTTCAGCAGCTGATTCAGCAACAAGCTCAGAAGCTACGGTTGCAAGTTCATCAGTAGAGGCTTCAGCAAGCTCAGCAGAAGCACCAGTAAGTTCAGTGGCACCAGTAAGCTCAGCAGTAGAAGCTCCAGTGAGTTCAGCATCTGTGGTAGTAAGTTCAGCAGAATCTCAGGTAACGACAGCACCTTCAGAATCAACAACGGAGGCTTAATATGAATAAATTGCTAAAAAGCGCTTTGGCTTCGGCTGGGGCGCTTTTAATTATGGGATCAGTACCATCAGTATATGCTGCCAAAGGCGACCAGGGTGTTGATTGGTCAATCTACCAAGGTTCGCAAGGTAAGTTTGGATATGGTCATGATAAGTTCGCAATCGCGCAAATTGGTGGTTATCACGGGTATATCTATGATCAATCTACTTATGCTACGCAAGTGCAATACGCAATTGCTCAGGGCAAGCGCGCTCACACGTATATGTGGTGGCAAGATATTACAGATTATGCAACTGCTGATAAGGTATTGGACTACTTCCTGCCAAAGGTGCAGACGCCAAAGGGTTCAATCGTTGCACTTGACGTTGAGAGTGGCGGACAGAACACTGACGTAATCATGCACGCCTTGCAACGTATCAAGGACGCTGGTTACACGCCTGCGGTTTATGGGTACAAGAACTACTTACAAGCATCGACGGATTTGCAACGTATCGCTAATTCGTACGCATTGTGGTTGGCCGAGTATCCTGATTACAACGTTACGCCAACGCCAAACTACAATTACTTTCCTTCGTTTGACAACGTGCAATTGTTCCAATTCACGGCATCATACATTGCTGGTGGATTGGATGGTGATGTTGACCTGACTGGTATCACTGATAATGGATACAAGAACGGTAATCCTAGCAAGCCAAACACGGACACGCCAGCTGTGGTTGCCGGTAAGGAAGCCGACAACACTCCGAAGTCAGATATTGCAGCAGGAATGACCGTAAAGGTTAACTTCAGCGCTACACACTATGCGACTGGTGAAGCTATTCCTAACTATGTTAAGGGTGAGCCACACAAGGTACTAGAAGTTGATGGTGACCGCGTGTTGCTTGATGACATCTATTCTTGGGTATCAAAGAAGAACGTCGAAATCTTGGACGCTAACACGCAAGATGACTCGGCAGAGTTTAACGGTGTATTTGTGTTAGATAGTTGGCAATATGAGTTCGGTGGTGTCTACGTTCGAAACAATGATATGGCTATTCCAGTAGCAGATTATCACAACGATATGCCGGCTGTATCAGTAACGTTGACCGACCGTCATGGTAACCCATTAGCGGACCAAAACGGACTTGGCAACAACGGAGTTCCGGAATACTTCACTTTGAATGGTAAGTACAAGGTGCTTCAACGCATTGGATCATCAATTGAAGTAGAGATGAATGGCGAGTCGGTCTGGTTGAAAGCTGTATTCGCTAACTAATTTAAAATGGACCAACTTGCGACATTGAAACAGATACGCAAGTTGGTCCGCTTATGAATTAAGCCCGCTGGACTTGGATTAGCTTCCTCGTCTGGCGGGCTTTTTTATTAGTATATATAATATTAACAAATAAGGGATTCAAATATGATATGTGGTAATATTAATTCACAGTTGATTTTTTTAATTCAATGAGAGGATAGAAAAATGAAATATAAGGACGTTTTTCCAATTGAATTTATTGAGTTGCTAAATGAAAAGGTAGCAGTAAGTGCTGATAATAAGATAGATCCAGATAGTGAGCTAAGTGATAAATATATTGACGTAGAAAGCATGTTGAATATGTTAGGTCTGACCGTTGAGCGTAGTGATGAACTTGGTGCAAGCGGTAGGTTAATTGGATCAAAAGTTGTTATTAATTCGCAAGATGTTGCTGAAAGGCAAAGATTTACTATGGCTCACGAATTAGGACATGCTGTTCAAGGACGCGATTCAGCTTTTAGAAAAACTGGAACAACAGATTCTTATACGGTGGAACAAAAAAGAGATGAAGTTTTTGCAAATAAATTTGCAGCTCAACTGTTAATGCCAAAGAAATTAGTTGTCCAATATATCACAAATTTTATATCAGAAAATAATCTTGATCAAAACAAACTAAATCAAAACTCTATTGATGATATCAAAAAATTCTTAGCTAATAACTTACATGTGTCTCTTAAGTCTATGGGATATAGAATTGAAAATTTAAACCTTTTTGTGAGAACGGCAGATTAACATGGTGAAATTTGACTATAGATCTAAAAAAGCGAATTATAAAGAAGATAATGTTTTTGATACTTTAAATATTGCTATTGAGGTTGGGATAACTAACTCTGATCATGATAAATTTTATGTTATTAAAAACATAAACGTAATTGAGCAAGAATTTAAGTCTCGGGTACTTCGCGACATCGGAAATAAAATAATTACTGAGATAAAGGGATTGAAATTTGACGAGACACATTCAACGTTAAGAAAAAGTTGGTCGGCTTTCTATGCGATAAAGGAAATTATTGACATTGTACGGAATTTAATTCCGAAAGAATATAAAGTCTACTTTAGAGGTCAGGGGGGTGACTGGGAGCTTAAACCAACATTATACAGAGACGGTGCTACAGGTTACTCCGATAAATTCAGAGGTCAGTATGATAACATTTATGAATCAATTGCTCATAAGTTCCCTCATGAAATAGAATACATTTCAGAAAGTGGAAGTGAGCAAAGAGCTTCTAATTTAGCAGTTTTACAACATTATGGACTAGGAACACCGTTAGTTGACATTACAGAAAATCCATTTATTGCATTGTTGTTTATGACTAACAATTACAAGTATATTGAAGATCATTCATCACCAAAACTGGATGTTTTTTTTGTTCGAGAGGATGGAACTAATAACTTGTTTCAAGAAGTTCGGAGGAATGATACTAACCTAAGAATCACAGCTCAAAAAGGAGCTTTTTTGAATTTTGAAAAGTTGGATGATGATTTAATGGATGGTAATCATAAATTAGATCGTATATCAGTTAATTTGAAATATACGAGTGACTCGTACGATAATAAGTTGCTACCTGATGGACAGGATGAGGATGATAAAAACAATCCAGAAATAGCACTTACAACTGCGGTTAGGGACATCCATTCCAAATTGAGAACTTTTAACTATATGAGTTCAGACCTATTTCCTGACTTCTATAAATATTTGGAAATGATAAAACAAAAATATTCTGATGGCTATGATTCTAGCATGGATGATCCGTGGTACAAATTTTCTGTAGAAACACAATCTACTGTTGAGTAATTTGAGAAATATGTTATGCGCAAAGTTTGCATTAAAGCATCTATGTTATAACAGTTTTACATTGACAAAATTAGACCGTATGACAATCATCCAGAAAAAAATTGAAAACACTATCAAAAACTTTGTAAAACAGGTTTTACTAATTCGTTAGGATATGGAAGCAGTAACTGGTAAGACAGTTCACTACAGATTAAGCCCGTCTGGACTAGGTACGATGTACTTAATCTGGACGGGCTTTTTTATTGTGGTCACTTTGGTCACTCGTTGGTCACTTGCCAATAATAAGCAGACATATAACACGCAAATATAGCTAAATTAAGGCGTTTTATGCGTAATATTTACGTGACATTTGTCAGTTTAGGCGGTATATATTATCGCTAAGTAATTTATTACTTAACTAAGATTTGAAATCAGTTTAATAGACTGTTAAAAGACAGCATTACGATTTAGGTCGTGATGCTGTCTTTTTTGTTTTGCTTGCAAGTCGTTTCGCTCCGTACTTTTCTAAGTGCGTGGTAAAATTTCTTTGAAATTACGGATGATGAATACAAAACTGGAGGGATTGATAGATGGCTAGTATGTTCGATAAAAAGATTGGTTATCATGAATGGATGTTCCTTGATTCTGAAGTTGAAAAGAATAGTGGTAAAACGGTGGCTGAAGTGGTTGAGTCCAATTTAAGCAACAATTTTGCATTGAAATCGATTCAAAAGGGTACTTCTGGCGGAAAGTATTTTACGACTGTGATCAATACTGAATTTGTTCAAATGAGTGAACGTGATTTAGTTGTTCTAGGTGGCATGTATGTAGCGTTTATTTTAAATGGCTTAATGGGACCAAGAAAAACGTTTATGGAACATTCAAAATTGACGGAGTTTGGTGAGTCGTATACCTTTGCAGTGTTGGCAGGGATGCTGTTTGCGATGCCATTTGACGTAACGGTCAAAAACGAGTCAGAGTTTGAATCAGATGTTTCAGAAATAAAAGAGTCAGTATTAAAAAAGTTAGGTCACTTTAGTGGAAGATCTTTTGTTCCTCGAAGTTCTATTTTAAAGAACCCAATAATGTTAGGAGTTTTAGTTAGCCGGCCTTTTATAATGGCAGATATGGATAGAAAATTCAGTAAAAAAGCTGAGGTATGGGCAAAGAATTTAAGCGAGGCTATTGATCGATAG